TGGACTCGGGCGCGCACACGGTGTCCTTCACGTCTGTGGCGGACAGCCTGAACCGGAAGGGTGACATCACGACGTACTCCGTCGGCGCCGATCAGGTGGCGCTCTTCGGTCCGTTCACGACGATCGGCTGGGCGTCCGGCGGCCGCCTGCTCTTCGAGGGCGACAACATCAACATCGAGTTCGCCGTCATCACGCTTCCCTGATCGCTCTCAGCGAAGATGCTCTACTAGAGCAGAAAGGAACAGAGCTCGATGAGCAACGCCATCCCGGGACCGGGCTTCCTCCTCCAGGTGGACGTCATCGGGACGTACACCACGATCGCCGAGGTCAAGGACATCAGCGGCCCTGAGACCTCGGTCGACGTCGTGGACGTCACCAACCAGGACTCCCCGGACAACTTCGAGGAGATCATGCCGACCCTCAAGCACGGCGGGACGACCACCTTCGACGTCAACTTCGTTCCGACTGACCCAACGCACGACAGCACGACGGGCCTCCTGTCGTACCTGAACGCGCGCTCGCTGCAGGCCTGGCAGGTCATCCTGCCCGGGACGGGCCTCTCGGTCCAGTTCTCCGGCTACGTGGTCAAGTGGGGGCCGAAGTTCCCCGTGGCCAACGTCGCCACTGCCTCCATGGACATCCGCGTCTCTGGCCCCGTGGTCATTGGCACCGCTCTCTAGAAAGAAAGGAAAGGGGTCAAGATGACCTCGATCCGCGTTCAGCCTGACGTCGGCCCGCCGGTAGACTTCCTATCCGGCGGGTCGCAGATTACTGACGAGGAGCGCCCCGAGGTGATCCTCCCCGTCGTGATCGCAAAGCTGAGGCAGATCAACCGAGCCACCCCGGCGCGCGAGGTCTCGCTCGCCATCACCCACGCAGAAGAGAGTCTGCACTGGCTCGTCGCTCTCAGCGCGAGAGTGGCCAATAGAAGTACTGGAGGGTGAGTCAAGATGACCGCCAAGATCGCAGCCTCGACCGCGGAGCCGCCCAAGCCGAAGATCCTGGGTCGCGACGACATCCTCAACAGCGAGGACCTCAGGTCTGAGGCAGTGGACGTCCCTGAGTGGGGAGGCTCCGTCCTCGTCCGCGCGCTGACCGGCGCCGAGCGCGACGCGTACGAGTCGAGCATCTTCACGTCCAAGGGAGGCCTCTCGCGAGAGTACGACCTCCAGAACATTCGCGCCAAGCTCGCCGCGCGCACGATCATCGGCGAGGACGGGAAGCGCCTGTTCACGGACGCGGACATCGTGGGCCTCGGCCTCAAGAGCGCCGCCGCCCTCGACCGCGTGTTCACCGTCGCGCAGCGCCTCTCGAGGCTGACAGCCGAGGACGTCAAGGAGCTCACGGCGCAGCTGGGAAACGCCCCGAGCGCCGCTTCTGGTTCCGACTAGCTCGCGAGCTCGGGATGTCGGTCCGACGCGCGCAGCTCGAGATCGGAAGCGAGGAGTTCGCTGAGTGGATGGCGTACGCCGAGCTCGAGCCGTTCGGACCGATCCGAGACGATGAGCGGTTCGGAACGGTGACGGCGCTGATGGCTAACGTGAACCGGGACTCGAAGGTGCGCAGCGAGCCGTTCACCGCGGCCGACTTCTTCCCTCCGCACCCGATCGACGCGGCGACCATCGCGGAGTTCAGGCAGAGCGAGCCCGCGGACCTCTCTGCCAAGCTCACGGCCTGGGCCGCGGTGATGAGCGACAATGGCTCGGTCGGGAAGAGGAGCGAGCTCAAGCCCAAGGGGAAGTGACCCGTGGTCGACACTCGGACGAGGCGAGAGAAGCTGGCGGCGATGGCCGCGCAGCGCGTCTCGCCTCGCGAGGCCGAGATCGCGCGCTCCATCCTCGACGCGTCGCCGTCCGAGACGCTCTCTAGAGAGGCGATCCTCGGGCAGCCCGACCTCCGGGCCGGAGTGCGGTCTTATCGCCTCTGGGACGAGTCTAGGGGCGTGTGGCTCATCGTGGACGAGGACGACGCGAACCTCGGAGGCCCCGGGGTGGCATGGGCGCGCCGCGAGGAGCCTTCCTGATGGCCTGGGGTGACGCGCAGAGACGATGGCTGGAGAACCCAGAGAACCTGGAGAAGCATCGTGCTGCTGTTCGCGAGCGAATGCGTGAGAAGCGTGCGACTCCAGAGGGTAGGGCTGAGTTGCTTCAGCGCACGCGAGACTGGCTTGCGATCGGTGACAATCGCGCGAGGCTGAACGCGCGCCGTCGCGCTCGTCGACTTGATCCCGAAGTTCGACAGGAAGCGCTTGAGAGGATGCGCGCGTGGTACGCTACTCCTGAAGGCTTCGCCATGGCGAAGGCCGGGAACCGCAGGCGTCGCGCGCGCCGCGCAGGGGTTGCGATTGTCTTTGTGGACTCGATCGCGTGCGCTTTGTGCGGTGGGCCTCTTGATCACTCGCTGGCATGGCCGCATCCCATGAGCGTGTCTGTTGGGCACGAGCCTCCTCTCGCCCGGGCTGTCATGGGGTCTACGGTCGTCGAGCGTCTGGAGCATCTTGTCTGTAACTTGAAAAAGCATACTAGTACTGACGCTGAGCTCGCCGAACGGAGGGAAGCCTGATGGCTACCGTAGGCGGTTTAGTGATTAACTTAGCTCTCAACACCGCGGGTCTGTCCACGGGGCTCGCCAGGGCGGAGTCGCAGCTCGCTGCGTTCCAGATGCGCGTCACCGGCGTGTCCACGAAGGGCGCGGAGTCGTTCCCCATCCTCAAGGCCGCCGCCGTCACCGCCGGGCTCGCCATCCTCGGGATCGGGTACGCCTCGGTCGAGGCCGCCAAGACGTTCGAGTACCAGATGCGCCTCATCCAGACGCAGGCGAACGCCTCGAAGCAAGAGCTCAGGGAGATGTCAGCTGCGGTGCTGGCGCTGTCGGCAAACGTCGCGACCGGGCCTATCGAGCTCGCGAAGGGCCTCTACCACGTGGAGTCTGTCGGGATGCGCGGGGCGAAGGCCCTCGACATCCTCACCATCTCCGCGCAGGGCGCGCAGGTCGGCAACGCGAACCTCGAGTCGGTGACCAACGCCCTCGTCGCGGCGTACATGTCTGGGATCGCGGGCGCCGAGGACTTCTCGAGCGCCATGGGCACCCTGAACGGCATCGTCGGCACAGGCAACCTGCGGATGGAGGACCTCGCGGCCTCGCTGTCCTCGGGCGTCCTCGCCACGGCCAAGACGTTCGGGCTCTCGCTGATGGACGTGGGCGCGGCCCTCGCGGACATGGCTGACCAGGGCATCCCCGCCGAGGAGGCGGCGACGCGCCTCCGCATCGCGATCGCCCTCATCGGTGCCCCCACGAAGCTCGCGGAGCGAGAGCTCTCGAAGATCGGCTTGACATCGCGATCCCTCGCCGACGAGATGCGGAGCGAGCGCGGCCTCATCGGAGCTCTTCGGCTTCTTCAGAACCACCTGGAGGGCGCCGGGTACGACGCCACCGAGCAGGCGTTCCTGCTCAAGACCGCGTTCGGCGGCTCGCGGTCGTCCGCGGGCATCTTGGTTCTGATCAACTCGCTCGAGCTCATGGACCAGAAGCTCGCCGTGATCAAGGCCAAGGCCAAGTCGTTCCCCGAGGACTGGGCTGCGGCGCAGCAGACGTCGCAGGTCCAGTTCAACAAGTTCCACGCCGCGGTAGAGGTCCTCGCCGTCTCGATCGGCAACGGGCTCCTTCCGGCTGCGAACGCCCTCGTCGCGGTCCTTCGCATCGTCGCCGAGCAGACGTGGCTCATCGTCCCCGCGTTCATGGCCCTGACCGCGTGGGTCACCGCCCTCGCCGTGAAGGCGCTGGTCGGACTCGCGCGGACGATGCTCAGCACCCTCGCGGGGTTCGCGGCGCACGTGGCGGCGACGCGCCTCCTGTCCGGGGCCTTCAACGGCCTCACCCCTGAGATAGTCAGGGCAGGAATGGCTGAGGAGAGCCTGGCGGCAACGACCGCGAGGGTTGCCGCCGCCCTCGCCGGAACCGCTCCGCCCATGGTCGAGGTCGCGGCCGCCAGTGCGGCGCTCGCCGCGGGCACCACCGCGGCCGCTGCGAGCACCGGGGA